TGAACCGCCAATGAGCTTCTTCGGCCCCGACCTGCGCAACGCTGTGGCCATCGGCCTTGGCAGCATTGCCACGCTGTTTTCGGGCCGTGGCAACGATCAGGCGCAGGCCGATCTGCTGACCGAATCAAATGACAACCTCGTCCAAGAAGACGGTGGGTTGATCTTGCTGGAATAACGCCATGCCAACAGTGTCTTTGTCTGTGTTTGGTGGTGTCGGAGCGCAGTTCTTTGACAACAACGGCGTTCCGTTGGCGGGCGGCAAGATTTTCACCTACCAAGCCGGCACCACAACGCCGCAAGTTACCTACACGTCTAGCGCCGGCACGGTAGCGCACACTAACCCCATCATCCTGGACGCGGCGGGCCGCGTACCGTCTGGCGGGGAAATCTGGATTGCGTTGCTGCTGTACAAGTTTGTCCTCAAGACCTCAACAGACGTGCTCATCGCCACCTACGACAACGTAGGCAGCAGCTTCAACGCGACGGCCATCATCGCCAACTTTACGGGCGACGGCTCTACGGTTGCGTTTACGTTGGCGAGCGCGCCCGCTGGCGAAAATGCCACCAATGTGTACATCAACGGCGTGTACCAGCAGAAAAACACCTATTCTGTCTCTGGGACAACGCTGACATTTTCGCAAGCGCCTCCAGTTACTTCGTCAATCGAAGTCAACTACGTCTAAGGAACAATCATGGCCGACAAAAAAATCTCAGCGTTGACCGCAGCGAGTACCCCTCTTGCCGGCACCGAAGTCCTGCCGATTGTACAAAGCGGGGCGACGGTAAAAGTGTCCGTCGCAAACCTTACCGCCGGGCGCGCGGTTGCAACGGCCGGAGGGTCGTTTACTGACAACATCACGCAAAGCACCGCAGCCAAAGGCGTCAACTTCACCGCCAACACCCCCGCAGCGGGGATGACGAGCCAGTTGCTTAACTGGTACGAGGAAGGAACTTGGACTGCCACACTTGGGCCGGGGGTCACAGTCAATTCAGGTTCATGGGCTGCAACTGCGGCTTACACGCGCATTGGTAGAACCGTGTTTTGGAATGTTGTGCAAACAAGCGGCAACATTTCTGCATCTGCGGGGGTGGAAATTTTTTCCGGGCTGCCTTTTGCCCCCGCTCGCGCATCGGCTTGCACATACACAAACTCCGCTGTTGATTTAGCGGGTGTTGGCTTGGCTGAAACAAACAGTAAAGTTTATGTTGCGGTTGCAATTACAAGTCAGACTGCGTTGCGGTTCAGCGGCACCTACGAAGTTTAAGGGGTCGTCATGTCTCTGACAAAAGTAACGTACTCAATGATTGATGCCAAGATCGCCAATGTGGTGGATTTTGGTGCTGATCCAACTGGTGTTGCCGATTCGACGGCAGCAATACAGGCCGCGCTAAACGCAGAACTGAACGTCTATATTCCGCCGTCAACCAGCGTTGCATTCAAAATCACTGCGCCTTTAACCATACGGAATGGCACTACCATTTACATGGACGGTGCACGAATCACCAGCACAGTTGCCGGAATTTTTCGTTTACCTTCTGGCGGCAGATCAACCATTTACGCTGCGAATGCCGTGTTGCAAACCGACACAACAACCGCAGGCGCTGCAATTGCTTTGGCCAGCGGAGCGACAACCGTCACAGAATCAAGAATTTACGGATTTCCGCTAATCATTCAAGCAAACAATCTCGTAGATAATGCGTCCCGTGGTATTGACATGCGCGGGTTTTATCGCTCGTATTTAGAAGTTGCGGTAAGTAACTTTTACTACGGCGTTTATGCAGATGGTGATGCCGGCGCTACGTTTGCCACATACTACAACGTGCTGATGAAGCCGGACATTCGGTGCGGTCAGCAAGGCTATGCTATTTGGCTGACCAATCTATGCAATGCGTTCACAATTGTCGGTGTCAACATCAACGGCGGCGGCGTGGGGTACGGCGGCATCGTGATTGAGGATTCTGGCGCTAACTCTATTGTTGGCGGGTATCTGGAGAATTTTGCCGCAAATGCCAGTTCGTTTGGTATTTCACTGATTGACTCCAGCGCTGTCAATATCTCCGGCGTGACGCTGGATCAATCTGCTGGCGATCTTACGGCTAACTACGCCTTGAAGTTGCTGGGTACAACCGATGGTTGTTCAATTATCAACCCGCAATTTGCTGGTTCGTGGAATGACACAACTCGTCTGCTATTAAACACGGCATCAGGAAAAAATTCGTTTATCGGCAATGGTTATACCAACGTGTTTGCGCTGGGGCAGACAGGCGCAAGTTTGACTAGCGAAGGCGCGTTTCTTGGGCAAACGACCATCACTACAACTAGCGGTAGCGTCACTTACCCATCAGCCAAAACATTTCGCGCAAACGAAGGGTTGTTGGTTGAAAACTATGTAGAAGTTGGTGGAAGCCCTACGTTATACCCCGGCTTTTACATTGGCACTGGTTCTCCCGAAGGTGTGTACGCTGCTGTAGCTGGTTCGATTTATTTGCGAAAAGACGGTAGTGCCGGCACATCGTTTTATGTGAAAGAATCCGGCACCGGCAACACTGGCTGGGTTGCCAAATGATTGACACGCGCCTTCTTAGCGCATAATCTGAGAACTGTACTGGCCCGGCAGACCAGGCGCTCAACGTGAGCAACCATGACCCAAGAAACCTTAGCGGAAGTTGACTCCGCGCAACCAGCCCCCGAGGTGACGGCCACCCCGGATACTGCATCAACTGAGCCGGTAGTCGCTGAACAGACGCAAACTGAACAGACCGAGGAACGCAAGTTCACTCAGGCTGATCTGGATGCGATGATCAGCAAGCGCCTCGCAAGAGAGCAGCGCAAGTGGGAACGCGAGCAGCAGGCCAAGCAAGCAGAAATGCAAGCGCCGCCCAAGGAGTTGCCGCCTGTCGATCAGTTTGAGTCCCCTGAAGCCTATGCGGAAGCACTGGCCGTCAGGAAGGCCGAAGAACTGCTCGCCCAGCGGGAACTGCAACGGCAGCAGGCTGCGGTCAACGAAGCCTACGCGGAACGTGAAGAAGAAGCCCGGACCAAGTACGACGACTTTGAACAGGTCGCCTACAATCCGCAGCTTCGGATCACCGACGTGATGGCCGAGACGATCAAAGCGTCGGACGTTGGGCCTGATCTAGCCTACTGGCTGGGCAGCAATCCCAAGGAAGCCGACCGCATTTCCCGCCTGTCGCCTCTGTTGCAAGCGCGTGAGATTGGGAAGATCGAGGCCAAACTTGGCAGCGAGCCTCCCGTTCGGAAGACATCATCGGCACCTGCACCAATCACTCCGGTGACGGCGCGTGCTTCAGGAAACCCGAGTTATGATACGACTGACCCGAGATCGGTGAAGACGATGAGTGCCTCGGAATGGATTGAAGCCGACCGCCAGCGCCAGATGAAGAAGTTGCAGGCGCAGTATCAACGCTGAAAGGAATCTAAATCATGGCGAATAGCCTGCTTACCATCGACATGATCACCCGGAAGGCTCTCGAAATCCTCGAGAACAACCTGGTGATCACCCGCAACGTCAACCGCCAGTACGACGACTCGTTCGCCGTCGAAGGCGCGAAGATCGGCTCCACGCTGCGCATCCGTCTGCCCGACCGGGCTCTGGTGACGGACGGTGCCGCCCTGCAGACGCAGGACGACAACGAGCAGTTCACGACCCTGACCGTCTCGACGCAGAAGCACATCGGCGTGAACTTCACCAGCGCCGAACTGACGATGCAGCTGGACGACTTCGCCGAGCGCGTGCTCAAGCCTCGTATCAGCCAGCTTGCGTCGAGCATCGACGCGGACGTGGCCAACAGCTACAAGTACATCGGCAACACCGTCGGCACGCCCGGCACCACGCCGGCCACCTCGCTGGTTCTGCTGCAAGCCCAGCAGAAGCTCAACGAGAACGCCGCTGTGATGTCGCCGCGCTACGCGACCGTCAACCCGGCTGCCAACGCTGGCCTGGTCGAAGGGATGAAGGGCCTCTTCAACCCGACCGACACGATCAGCAAGCAGTTCAAGAACGGCATGATGGGCATGGGCGTGCTTGGCTTCGATGAAGTCAACATGTCTCAGTCGATCAAGCAGTTCACGACCGGCTCGCGCACCGCTACCGGCGGCACGACCTCGGCTGCCGTGACCAGCGAAGGTGCAACGACCATTGCCATCACGGGCGCCGGCGCGGCGGGCACCGTCAAGGCTGGTGACGTGTTCACCGTGGCTGACTGCTACGCTGTGAACCCGCAGACCCGCGAGTCCACCGGGTCGCTGTTCCAGTTCGTGGCGCTGTCCGACGTGACGCTGGGTTCCAGCGGCGAAGGCAACATCACGGTGTCGGCCATGTACTCGGCTTCGCACGCGCTGGCCACCGTCAACGCGCTGCCTGGCAACAGCAAGGCCGTGGTGTTCGTCGGCGCTGCGTCGTCGCAGTACCCGCAGAACCTGGTTTACCACAAGGACGCCATCACGTTCGCCACCGCCGACCTCCTGCTTCCGCAGGGCGTTGACATGGCCGCGCGCGCCGTCCACAACGGTATCAGCCTGCGTGTCGTGCGTCAGTACGACATCAACAACGACCGCATGCCCTGCCGGATCGACGTGCTGTACGGCTACAGCGTCATCCGTCCGCAGATGGCCGTGCGTCTCTGGGGCTGATCGTCACAGGGGGCTTCGGCCCCCGTGCGTAACACATTCTGAAAGGAACCTGAATCATGGCACTCCCCAATGGCTCTGGCGGCTATCAACTGGGCGACGGCAATTTGACCGAAGCCAAGCTGAGCGTCCAAACGATCCCCGCAACCCTGACCGGCGACACCACTCTGACCGGCGCACAAGTGGCGCTTGGTCTGGTGGTTTGCCAGAAGGCCAGCGACGCCACGCTGACCGTCACGCTGCCTACGGCTACGCTTCTTGACGCTGCTATCCCCAGCGCCAAGGTTGGCTCGTCGTTTACGCTGACGATCACGAACAACAACAACTCTGGTGCGTCGTCCACCGTTCCTGTTTCCACGGGCACGGGCATCACGATCTACGGTTCTGTGACCGTGCCGCGATTCGGCGCGTACAGCTACCTGTTCGTGAAGACTGGCGATGCGGCTTGGTCTGCCTTCCTGATGTAATCAATTGGGGGCTTCGGCCCCCGTTTTTCAAAGGACAAGGACATGCCAAATACCAAGGCTGTTGGTGTCGCGTATAGCGACCCCGAGTTTGAAAGCGTCACCGTCACCGGCGCGGTTACCGCCGCGTCGGTTGCAGCCACCGGGGCCGTCACCGGCGCTTCGGTTGCTGTCACGGGTGCTTTGAACGGCACGCAACTGGACTTGAACGCGCCCGTCAGTAAAACGGCCTCGTTTTCGCTGGGCGCGACCGAAAACTTCGTCATCTGCAACGGAGCTTCGGCTAACGTCACGGTTACGTTCCCCACTGCTTCGGCCAACACTGGCCGTGTCGTGTGGATCAAAAACCTGTCGGCCACCTACACGGTGATCTCGGCGTCATCGAACGTCAAGCCAATCAACTCTGGCACCGCAGGCACGGCGATCCTCGCCGCAACTGCTGGCGCTTGGGCCATGTTGGTGTGCGATGGCACCGATTGGGTTGTGATGGCAGCGTAACCTAAAGGGGGCCTCGGCCCCCTTCTTCCGATGGCAGTAATCTATCTTCGCCACCCGACTCACGGGGTTAAGGTCGCGTGCAGCGATCTGGAAGCCGCATACGACGAGCAAAACGGTTGGGAACGGTTTGACATCAACGAGCCTTCGTCGCCCGTTGACGACACCCCTGCACCGCAAGAAAATGCGCTTCCGGTAAGGCGCAAACGCCGCGCTGAAGGAGTTTGACATGGCGACGACCGCTGGCGATCAGATCAACCGCGCGCTGCGGCTGCTTGGCGTGTTGGCTGAAGGCGAAACGCCCTCGGCGGCCGTTTCGCAAGACGCGCTGACGGCATTGAATCAGATGATTGAGTCGTGGAACACCGAACGCCTTTCTGTGTTCAGCACGCAGGATCAGACCTACTTGTGGCCCACCAGCACGGTCAGCCGCACGCTGGGGCCGACCGGCGATTTCGTGGGCAACCGCCCC